AACGCACCTTTTCGGCCAAGCTGGAACGCCTTATCTGCAATTTCATTGCCTGCATTGTTGCGGATCGTTTGACGATCAATGCCGAACATCATACCATAAGTTTTTGCACGAACTTTATAATATTCTTCTTCGACAGGGCCTCCCATCGGAATTTTACCGCCTGCGGGGATTTCTTCAAATTCGCCGCCAGCCGTCAAACGGACGCTGTAAACATCACGGAAATCATCAACAGGAATAATTTTGGCAATGTCGCGCCAAGCGGCTTCAACAAAATTATAACCATCCATGATTTTAACATTAATCAGATTGCCCAAGACAAGCGGCAAATTAACGTTGGTAAAGCCCATTTTGATGCAAGACAAGGCAGATGCAATATCTTCATCCGTTCGCATAATGTCGGACGTATAGCCGCAGGCTTTAGCCGCAAGGAAAATAGCGTCTTTCAGCGAAACACCGCCACGGAATTTCTTATCTGCAACTTCAGCCGCCTTGCAATCTTTATCAAGTTTGGCATTGAAAGCAGGAGCAAGGGCGTGTTCCAAAACGTCATTTGCGGAAACTTCAGTATTGCCAAAGTTCAGCATGGGAGCAGGGCGTTTCGCATTTTCTTCAAGCGTTTTATTCGCTTCTTTCAGTTTCACGTTTTCCGCTTCGATTTCGGCGTTTTTCTTTTCAAGATCGCCAAGTTTCGCATTAAAGCGGTTTTCCAATTCCGCGAGTTTCGCGTCAAAATTCACTTCGGGAGTTTTGGGCGTTTCGGGAGTTTTCGGATTTTCTTTGTTGTCAGCCATTTGTTTTTCTCCATTGTTAGTTAATTGAGTTTCCGCAAAATTCATATAATTGTCAAGTGACATATTTATTTCCATACTTGTCTTATCGTCTGCGCCGACCGCGACCAGCGAGATTTCACGCAATTTGCTTTTAACAGCAATCAAGCAATCAGACACTTCAACGCCGTTGATTTCGGCCTTTGTTTCCGCGTCAACATACTTGTAATCACCATAATTGACATTAAAGCCAATAGAAACCTGCCATTTCCATTTTTTGCCAACACTTGTTAACCATTTGCCGATTTCACTTTCTTTGTCGATTTCGCCGTCAAACGTCAACTGTTTTCCATTATTGGAAATGTTGGCAACGCCTAAACGATACGCAGGACTATTTTGATGATTGTAAAGGATTGGGATTTGTTCGGCAATTTCAACGCCTTTCAAATCAACAATGAAATTTTCGCCGTAATACATCACAATGCCGCCGCTATACGCCACGCCGCTACATTTGGCCGTTGTTTCATCGCGTTCAATCTCTGCCGCGAATGTCAGCACGTTAGGCCGCTTTTTTTCTTCATTATTCGCCATCGTTTGTAACTCCACTACCTTTAGAACTACGCGCCGCCGCGACTTCTTCCAGCGTTGGCAAGCCTAATTTTTCGCGTTGTTCACGTTCATATTTTTCAACTTCCAATCTGTTGTTAACTTGAATCTGCCAATCTTTGCCATGTTCCGCGCAAACGTCCATAAGCGTCTTACTACCGTTGGCCATATCCATCGTTTCAGAACGGCTTTCTTTAACGGGGTCAACATGTGCGAAACCATCCCAATACCACGAATGCGCTGGAACGTCTTGATTGTTGTAATTGGTGTATTCAGCATACCAAAGGCCGAAAATCTTGTTCAAGATTTCTTCTTCCATCTTATGCCGAATGTCGTTGATTGCGCGATAGTAAGATTGAAAATCTAGTCTTCCGCTTGCATAATTGTAATTGCTGGAATCGCCAGTAACAACATTTCGCGTTGCAAGCAGACAACGCGCACAATCAATTTTGACGCTTAATGCAAACTGTTGTTGCGAATCGGTAGGATTGCCAAGTTCAAATTGCTTCAGATCATAGCCAAGCGGCAAAGATACAAAAGCCCGCGACGGCAACGTGAATTTTTTAAAGCTTTCAACTGGCTTGATTGGTTGTTCAATCTGCGCTTCAAGCGAATCTTTAGGCGTTAAAACGCCGCAGATGTTAGAAGCGTTTTCCATCTTGTCAAGCATCGCTTTAGTATAACGCCGCAAAAGACCAATGTCATTCAAACAACTTGAGAATTCAGGCACACCTCTATGTTGTTCCGCATAATTAGCATTGAAAAAGTGAATAATATATTCCGCTTTGATTTCATCCCATTTTTCAACCGCCGTTTCCGTTGGATTCTGCCGCGCTACGGTGTAATACAACGGAACACCAAAATTGTCAATAAAAACGCCATCTATGTTGTTTGTATCGTTTACATTGGCGTTAATCGGCGTTGTAACACGATCACAAGCGAAAAGCAAAGGAAACAACTTGACTTTTGTTTTGTTGGCGTTTCGCGTTGTCAACATAATGAAAGCTTCGCCGTCACGCGCAACCGCACGTTTCACGTTTTTCAAAATATCCGTCAACTTGACTTCTTCAACCCATTTTTGGAAATCACGTTCAATCTGCGCCGTATTTACAACGGATTCTTTTTCAATCTGCAATCTTGCGCCAGTTCCAATAATGTCATCTGCAACTTGATTCACCAAACCAAAAAGCCACGGATTGTTATTATATTCATATCGCGCTTGACTTCTCAAAATGGAACGTGTCAACGCATTATTTAGCTTATCGGGCGAAAGCAAATCCGCGCCGCGCCAATGTTCACGATATGTGCGCATTGTGTCAACGGCATCATAACCGAATTCATCAGCGTTGTTTGTTGCTTTTTGCTTGCGCTTGAATAAGTTTAAAAACTTGAACATATTAATAACCGTATGGCGGATTACTTCTACTTACTGCGATTTCAGCAAACGGACTACCGCCGCTATTGTAACTGTTGATAATACGCACTAGAAAATTTCTATATTTGAGGTAATCAGCCGCAGAATTGAACGTTATCTTTTCGCCGTCCAGTTCATAGCTTTTCACCGCTGGATTATAGCTTTGCGCGTCAAGATCAGCCAGTTTATTTTGCGCTTGTTGAAGTGTCATGGTAGTTAAAAATCAATAAAATCAAACTTAATTTTGATATAATATAGCACTATTATTTTCAAGTCAAATAATTTTTCGCAAAAAATTTTCACGCCAAAAATTCATCGGGAATCTTTACATATTCAATCTGCGGCGTTTGTTCCTTTCTAGGCTTTTGCGCCGTTGTTCCTGCCACATGTTCCATTGTTGGCAAGCCGAAATTTTCCAGCTTCAAGCCGCACAATGAAGCGGCAACATAGCAACCGACAACGCAATCGAAAAAGTGATTGTCTCTGTTTGGTTGGCATTTCCAAACGTCAACGCGCCGATTGTGTCCAATTGTCGGCGTGGCGAATTCTGCCGTCATTTGTTCGGCAAACATACGGTGACTTTCAAGATCGCCTTTTTCGCCAAACAAGCTAAAACCGCCAGCCGCGCCGTCTTTCATAAGAACGCAATTCCGCAACATGGTTTTAACAAAATTTGTGTCGTACTCAATAATTTTGGCCGTCCTTTTCTTGCGAACATTAGGAATCATCCAAAATTCGCCTATCATATCGCCCAAGCCTTTTTTATATTCATTATACGGCTTTTTATCTGCCGTAATTCCAACGCCTTTAGAAGCCATCAAGATACTTCTGAAATTGCTTTCACGAATGAATTGATAAACAATCAGCGCAGATTTGCCCCATCCGCTATCTATGAAGCATCTGTCAATTGTGATTTCCGCTTCATCTTCACGCAAATAGACGCGACTACAAATATCGTTGACAAGCGAATCAAGCGCGAATTTCAACGCCACATTGAAGCTTTCGCCGCTTGTTTCGTCTAAATCCGTATATTTTCGCGTTGCATCCGCCAGCGTGAAATAATTTACTGGTTGTTTTGGAAAACTACCATAATCGACAACGTGACAACTGAAATCATACGAAAAAGCGCAGATTGTATAATACAACAAACCGCCTTGCACATCAATAAAAGAAACCAGCTTTTCCGCAGATATTGGAACTTCCAGCCGTGGACGATTGTTAATTTTAGCAAAAATGTTTTCAATCTTCAGCTTTTCAACGCCCGTCAGATCATCTTCTAGCGGCTCATTTTGATATTCGGCAAAAAATGTTTTCTTGTTGCGGAAATACAATTCCATTGCGTATTGAATGGCCGATATTTGATTCTGTTTTGGCAAAAATCGTTCTTCCCATGAAGCAACCGCGCCAGCGTCCATAGCTTCACGATTTTTAGAGTAAAACGCAGTTGCAAGCAAGTTTTTCTTTCCTTGCCGATAGCCAATTTTCAATAATTCATCAAACTGTTGCCATAGTTCCATGTTTGTCGGCATGGATTTCAAAAGCTTAAATTTACTGCCTTCCCATTCGGGCGAAACTTCATTATCAAGCAACCTTTCCGCAACGTCATCTTTGGCAATAACCGTACAAGTGCAAACGCCAGCAATGTTTTTGTCCATGCCAGCAAGGCCGAGAATTGCGCCGTTGATAATGTCAATTCGTTTTTGTGTTTGCTCTTTTGAAAATGCGCTTTCGTCATTCTGCGGATCATCAATTAGCACGAAATCGGGACGTATTTCTTCGCCTTTACTGTTGGCATACGTCAAACCACGAATGCCGCTTAAAATGCCGAATGCTTCACAAACGCCCTCGCTTGCTTGCGATTGTTCGATTGTCGGCAAAACAATTTTGTCATTGCCCCATGTTATGTTTGTCAACGCGCCGTTACAAGTTTGTGAACGTGTGCGGATTACAATGTGTTCAAGCTTGCGGATTGGATAACAAACTTCGGGAAAATCTTCCAGCAAAAGGACGTTGTTTTCAATCTCTTTTTTCACGCTAGACAAAATATTTTCGGCCAATGAAATATTATCCGCGACAATCACCACATAACGCCGATAGCCGTACAATAAAGCCCATAGAATAGCGCGTTTGCACATCGTAGATTTACCGCTACCGCGTGGCATTGCAAGCGCGAAAAGGCCGCTTTGTGCAATGGATTTCTGCAACTTGTCAAGCGCGATTAAATGATCGGGTGACCATTTTCGATAAAACGCCGTTGCAAAATATGTTTCAAGAAACAAGCGCAAATCTGAAGCGCATCTTTCGCGCCGTTGCGGATTTACAACCGCTGGAATATCGCCAATGTCGCGAATGGCCGCGCTTTCCTTGCGTGTTCTTTCGGCCATCTTCTGCGAATGTTTTTTGGCCGTGTCTAGGTTAACCGTATATGCCATTTTGTAAAATCGTCCTTTTGTTGATTTGATTTTTGAAAATGTGATAATATAATACTTACTGCGCTTTTTGCTTCTCTACTGTCCTCCCGAAAAGCGCAAGGCTTGCCGTTATGTGCGGTGAGTAACGGCAGGCCGCGCCGCCGATTGGTTTTTCGTCCTTTGGTTGCCAATCGGCGGCTTTTTTATGCCCATGATCGGCAGAAAACAACACACTAATAAATAATAGCTATCAAAAATATTAAACATAGCGGAATGAAAAACCGCCGAAATATAACAAAATTGGACAGTAAATAAGTAAATGAAGCATGACAAGCCTAGTCCTTCGCGCCCTCTAACGTCTCGGAAGTGGTTGGTTGGTAGTACCTTTTGATTTTTCGACATTTAAAAAAATGTTTGAAGTTAATGATTTATTAATCTACTAATCCAGTAGAGTATTATCAAAAACGCGAATTCCCGCGCCAATTTTTGCGATTATGCGACATGATCAGCCGATTGTCAACGTGACGGCGATTGTCAACGCTGAATATTGTCAACGGAGATTGTCAACAGCGCAGGAAAGAAAAGCCACGACAACGGCCAAACACGCAAAATAAAGCCATCTGACGCGATTTTATCAACAAAACGGCAAAACTACACGCCAAGACGATAAAAGCGGCTTAAATCGCAATTCTGAAAAGCCACGCCGCGACACACTTTTTAGTGGATTTTTGCCGCTTTTTGGCAACATGCTAATAAACGCCATTGTAACATATTGTCAATAGGCAATTAACAAAACATACTAATAAATTAACGCCTAAATCGTATATCAAAAGGAAATCACAAAAATTTCAATAAATTGCTTTTGTCAGCACGTTAATAATTGACAATAAGGCATTTACAGAAAAAAGCCGATTTTTCACCTGTCATTTGCAAGTTATTAATAACAAGCTATTTATAAAAACGCTGACAAAATGACAGCAATTTTCCCTATTGTGTATCGTCTAGATTTGGGGGGGGGCTATTATTAATAATGGCGTTTTTGAATCCTTTGTATATATATATAGCGTTTTTACTGTCATTTTGTCAGTGGATAATATAAATATATAGAAATAAAGATGATGCAATATGACAGTAAAAGTCAAGCCGACAGAAAAGATTTTTTGTAAACCATTGTCAACGCGAAACATCGTACTGACAAAATTTTTGTCGCCAAAATGGCGTGTTTCTGCTTAATGCAATAACTGACATTAACAAATGTTTGATTTATCATAGATGTTTTGCAAGCCGTTAATAACAAGATTATTATAAATCATGCCGTTTGACAACAAATGCAAGGCGTGAAAAGAAAACGAAAAACAGAAAAAATTTGCTTAATGTGACTTGACAAGGCGTTTTTTAAAATATGGCTTTATGGCTTTTCCGTGGCCGCAACGTGATTACAAGCGTTTACAAGCGGTATTAAAACAAATGATTAATTAGGACTACTAACAATTGCAATCGCTGACAAAAAATGTCGCCAAAATTGTGTGTGCTGGTAAAATTGGACGATTCGTGCCGATTTTGACAAAAACATACTAATAAATAACGGCTAATATTAACAAGCCGTCAAAAATTACTAGATAAAATTTTCACTATTGACAAGACAACTGCCGTTGTGATCGGCTGGATTTTGGAATTTTGGCCGCTTGACGTTGTGAAAGATTATGACGCGAAAAGAAACAAAAAGGAAAGGCCGCGCCGATTGTCGGCAGAATAGGGCGATTGTGTCGGCTTCAGATCATGGACAAAAGAAAAGCCGCCAGCGTTGACGCTGACGGCTTGAATGACGGCTTATTGGTGATTTATGGCGTTATGCGAAAACAAACGCATAACCATAAGGATTGAAATTTTCACGGCCATTGTAAACGCGAACCATGAAGCGGCTTTCATCGGCCTTTCGCGTTCCAAGCCGCTTGACCGTCACGAATTTTGCCGAACGCTTGACAACGGCGAATTTCACCGCGATCATGCTATCAGACGGCCTTTCCATTTCATAGATTTTGCCAACTTCAAATGATTTGACTTCTTGCGTGTTTTCCATGATCTTTTTCCTTTTGGTTTTGCCGCTGGATTTCTCCAGCGGCTTGTTTGTTTTGATTATAAATTAAAATCGCTGAACTCTAAATCAAATTCAAGTTGTTTTGGAAAACCATAGTGTTTAAACATTTCATCTTGCATTTTTCTAGGAACTTCAATTATTATATCTTCGGGCATTTCTGACATGAATTTTGCCATTCTTGCTTTTTCTGTATCAAACAATGTCAATGTCTTTTCGCTTGAATATAAATGTCCGCCGTTTTTAGTAATTGTTTTTATATAAATCAGATATTTGCCCATTTTAGCTTTATATTCAGTACGCCAAATGTTCCAATTTTTTTCTCTTTCAAATGTAACTTTCATTGTCTTTTTCCTTTTCTTTGTTGGTTTCTTTGGTTTGGTTGTGTGTGCCATTGTTTCTGTCAACACTATTACAATACACTAGATTAGTGTATTTTACAAGCCAACACAACAAAAAAAATCACCGAAAAAGCGATTTTTTTTTGATTTTTTCCGCTTTTTCGGTGATTTTTTGGAAGATCGGCAAGATTTCAGCCGCTATTTGTCGGCTTTTTCCTTGTCGGTTTTGTCCATTGCCAGAAAGACATGCAACCGCCGCATTTTGCCGCCAATTGAATAGGGGATTGCAAGCCGATTGTATCTATATGACTTGATTGTGTCCATTGACCGCCGCAAGAACTCCACTAGAAATTGATTTGACAATTTCCAGCGTCTTATAATTGCGTTGAACAATTCGGCAGACATCGCGCAATTTTCTTCACATTCTTGTTCAACCGTGACTTTGATGATTTCCGTTAAATCCTTGTTCAGTTCCATCGTATATTCCTTTATTTATAAAACGATTTCAGCAAAGTCAAAATAAGCAATGCTATTATTCATGTTTACTGTTTTGTTTTCCAGTTTGAATTTTTTGTGTGTATGTTTAAATTCAAAGTATTTTGATTTTTCAATTAAATCAATTAACGCCTTATCATCATTTATGTTTAACGCCAATGTTATTTCACAACCAAAACCATAAACGACAATTGAATTTACTTGATAATGCGCTAAAACGTTTTTGTCATAATCCAAACAATACATATCCGTGTTAAAGCCTTGTAGTTTTATCGGCTTGTCTTGTATGCCACAAACTTTGCAACATTTCAGCGTTTCTTTTAATTCCTTTATTGTATCTTCACAAACTGACGCGCCGTCATAAAGCGTATTCCATACAAAGTTGTCAAAATATACCCAATAGCCGTCTGAATCATGGAAACAACTTTGGACATGCAGTTTTAAACGTTTTGGAATATACGCCATTATTTTTGGGTCTTTGTCCATTCCAATTTCAAGTTGTGGCTTTAATGGAGTTGGAAGATAAATCATGATTTTTGTCTCCTTTGGTTTTGCGGCTGGACGCTGGAACATCCAGCCGCTTTGTTATTGTCAATAAATCCGTTGGTTGCCAGTTGGCGCATAATGCGTTTTATATTGTGCGTCAATGTCGTTTAAAAACTTTTCAATTTGATTGTTAACGTTGTTTTTGAAATCCATTATTTTACTTAACGATTCAAGACGATACTTTTCTTCATCGTTATCATAAATGTTTTCTTTTTCTTCATCGTCAAGGCATTCACTCCAATCATAATCTGTCGGCAATGCTTCAATCGTCAATTGGCTAACGGTGAAAACTGGCTTTTTAAAGTATTCTTCAAGTGTTGTGATTTCGTCATCTTCTTTTTGGACAAAACGATAAAATTCGCCGTAATCGCAGGATTCTGAATTATAAACGCTTTCGGCATCCACGCAATGAAACCAATGCCGCCGATTGCACAACCATTCAAGACATTCTCCGATTTCGCGTGGCAGGCCGTTTTCAACGGCTTTTTCCGTGTTTTCAGCGTTGCGCTTTGCGGCGTTTTCGCGCCGCTTTTCAAATTGTTCTTGGGTGAGAATTGCCATTGTCATTTTCTCCTTTGTTTTGGTTGCGGTTGCGGTTGTTTCTTACTGTCAACGCTATTAATATACACTGTTTTAGCGTATTCACAAGCCGTCAAGTGATTTTTTTTGATTTTTTTTGATTTTTTTTTACATCCAGCCGCTTTTTTTTGCGGCTGGACGTTTGCGGCTGGATTAGAAGTGAAACCAAACAAGATTCAAATCGTGTGTCTGCGTGAATGAAACGTATTGCGGATATTCATTGGCAAGGCGGAACAAACTGGCTTCAATGTCGCAATCAAAAACATAACCATCTGCCGTGTCGAACAACCAAGCAATTTTTTGATTAAGTTTTGTCCAATCCATCAAGGTTTTGCCAGTTCCAAGAAGTTGATTGTTTTTGCCGTATGTGTAGTAATCACGGATTGTTTCCATGAAATTGTCGAAGTTATATTCAACATTGTTCATATCGTTATCCATGATGACCTTTTTGATTTTGTTGATCGTTTTCATTTTTTTCGTTCCTTTTAGTTTGGTTGTGTGCCGTTGTTTCTGTCAACACTAATAAAATACACTAAAATAGTGTATTTACAAGTAAAACCAACAAAAAAAGTGGAAAAAATGCGTTTTTTTTGATTTTTTTTGACTTTTTCGGCGTTTTTCATGACTTCCAGCCGCCGAATGTGGCGTTTTGACAACAGATCACGGCGTTTTGACAACATCCAGCCGCCGCAGGGCAGGGCAGGGCGATTTTTCTGCCGCCTTATATATAAGGTATAGGCAACCGCCGACAACCGCCGCGAAAACTGGACGCTGGAAGAAAAAAATCAAAAAAAATCAAAAAAATCTGTATTCATGGCTTGCAAGAAAACAAGAAAGCCATATATTAATGGCGTTGACGTTAGCTTTTAGCTTTCGTCCGTTGCTCTTTGCGTCCAATCCAATGGGCGGCAGTTCCAATACTGCGGGAATAGGCGTTGATAGATGTGGCCGCTTGAGGCCGCTACTTACTCACGCGAAAACGCAGGCGGTTGGCAAGGTGATTGCCACGAAAAGCGGAAAACATCACACCGCGATAAAAAGAAATGCGTGACGGAGCGACAACCGACATGGCCGCGATGATTGACGCGCAATGATAGCAATGTATGGAGCGATAGCCGAAAGGCCGCGATGATAGCATGATGATGATTATGGTCGATTCACAACATGAAAGCCGCTGAATGAAACAAACGGCAAATGCTTTCATGAATGGTTTTAGATCGGCTGGATTGGCCTAAAACACCAATTCAGCCGATTTTATAAAACTCCACAAATTAAACATAATCCACATTATACGAAACATATAGTAAATAATGAAAAGAATTGTTATGAATAGGGCATTATATTAAATATGATTGGTAAAAAGCATATTGAAATCAATCAATATTTAAATTTTTGTTTTATTTGATTGAAAAGCCGTGAAATCGGCGTATTTTATGGGAGACAGGGGAGAATGACGGCGATTTCACGGCTTTTTAATCAGAGGACAAAAGAACATGGTTTATTTTTCTTTTCGCGCCATTGCGGTTGACGCAAGCGGCCAAAAGCTACTGGACGAACAAAACGGCGGTGAATTGCCGCTAAAAATGTTTGACGGCTGGTTTGACGAGATCAGAACAAAAGCCGCCGAAAGCGGCGCAACGATGCTACTGGTTGACATATACAAGCGCAACCGCGACAAGACAACACAAACCTATTCAAAGCAGGAGTTAATTAGCGGCAAATGGAAGAAGCCGCAAGAAATCACGTTTGACGAATACGCCAGTTTGTTCGATTGATTGACAATTAAACTACAACCTAGCCGCAATCAGCCGCAGTTTTAAGTCACCGCTTGAAGTTGCGGCTTTTTTGTGCCCAAATTCAAAACAAGACATGATGTTTACAAATGATGATCTAAATTGGCTAAAAAAATACAACGCCATTGACACAAGTGTTTTGCAACACAACGGTTTTCACCGTTACAAAATTGATATTGACAACGATGTTTATTTTTACGTCATGAATCATTATGAATTCTTCCGTTGTGAATTTTGGATTGATGCCACAATGGAATTTTACTTGATAAACAAAAACATGCTTGAATGTCTGAAAAGTTGTTTTGAAGTTTTGAAAGGACGAATTAAAGGAAACAAGGCCACAGAAAAAGCAATTAAGAAATTCAAATTTTAGGAGACAATAAAACATGGTTAAATTCACGGAAGAAGATAAAAAATGGCTTGAAGCACATAACGCCAAGAAAATAAGTTTTGACAATCAAGAAAATGAAGAATATGAAATTGTTATTATTGACAATCGCGTAAAATTGGTGATTGAAAATTCACCGTATGACAACAATTTTGAAGTTAACATCATTTCGCAATACATGAAGAATATTAATGCATACGGAGCGGATATGATTAAAACAATTCAGCTTTGCTTTGATTATTGGCGAAGGGCAAAAACAAGAATCAACCAAAACGAAAATGCTTTGATGAATTTTGAACTTTAGCCGCCGTTTTTATTTTTGCCGTTTTCGGCGTGAAAGATATTGCAATCATGCCATTCATGAATATCACAAACACGCCGCCGTTTATACTTGACAAGGAAAAACAATAATTCACAAATCCACCTAACACACTAACAAAAAGGAGTAACCACATGGTAAAGGAAAAGCCAAAGAAAGAAAAGACAAAACTGGTAAATCTGACGGTGAAAATTCCGTCAGATGTCAAAAGCCGTTATAAGACGAAATTGGCCGCAGTTGATGAAACGATGCAAAATCATGTGTTGTTGATGATCCTGCATTACTTGAAACACGGTGATTTTTCAACAGTAAAGGCGTAAAAAGGATTTTGAAGAATGTTTAAATATCATTGTGAACTTTTTGCTTTGTCAAGTAATTATAAGGTAAAGAAAACAAATGATAACAAATATTGTATTTATTGTTTTGATGCAAACGAAAAAAAGATTATAATTGATAAATTAAATGAACACATTAAATCACTAGAAAAAATTAATCCAAAATTTATTTATTATTCTGTAAAAAGCAATGAAGATAATATTTCTATTTATACTTTAATGGAAAGTAAAACAAGTGATTTTGAAGTATTTGAAGATAGATATAAAAGACATTTATCAGAATTGGAGAATGATTTATTTATAAAGAAGATAAAACTATTATAACCAAAGGAATAAAACATGCTGGAAAAAATCAAAGACTGGATTTATGGAATTATCTTTTTGATGATGGTTATGGTTGGTATGTTTGTGACGGCTTTTAAAGGAGAAATGGAAGATGACGAAAACTATTGAGGAATTGAAAATCATTGGTGAAGAAATCTGGAAATCACAGATGTTCGGCGTAAGAAATCCAAGTGAAGGATTTATTATCGCGTCTATTTGTGACGAAGAAAACATTTCCAAACTACGTTTTAAGGAAGATTACACGTTGATTCAAGGTAATATCGGCAAACGCGCAGATGCGATTTTAGCGTCATTCGTTGAAAACGGTGGGGCATACACAGTCAAGGAAAAAACCGCCGACAAATGCGTTATTGCATTCACCATTAATAAAGAAAAATACGAATCCGTTTGCGATTGGAAAGATTTAATTAAAGAACCTTTCACGCATGTTAACAAAGACACGCAAGGCCGCTTGTTGCCGCCAAATGTTCCAACAGAACAAAAGCCGCTAAAAGACAAATACGCCACGCCATATAGCCGCCGCCAAATGCTTTTTGCGCGTTGTGTGTCTGACGGTGTAAGAACTATTTGTCCGATTGCATGTAAAGGCCGCTACACGCCCGAAGAAATCAGTGATTTCACAGAAACGGAAACGGACGAAGCTCCGAAAGTTTCAGCCGCCGAAGTTGCGCCGCAGATCGCAACAATACCAACAGAAAGGCCGATTGAACCGCCGAAAGAATCAAAGCCGATTGACAACACGCCGAAAGCTGAAAAGCCGCAGGAAATACAACCAGCCGCGCCGATTGACAACGCAACAGTTGATTTCACAATCTGCCGAATTCCACAATGCCAGTTTACTGGCCGTAAATGGGAAACTTTACAGACGGACGAATTGCAGTATGCTTTTGACAATTTGCCGATTTCTGACGTTTTCACCGCCGCAGATCGTGACAATATCAAGTCAATTCTGACTTTCAGAAATGCTATTGACAATTCCAATATTCCAGCCGACAATTAAGCGGTAAAACATAAACCATAAAAAAAAGGAGTTACAACCATGATTATCTGCACGACAAAAAACGGCGTTGAAGCAATCCCGAAAAGTCACGTTCGCAAGATTTCAAGCGGTGAAAAGTTTGTGGCCGTCCACATTATCAAATGGGAAGAAAACGCCGTCATGATTGCCAATCACAAGCCGAAAACGACAATTCGCCGCTTTCTTAACGTGATTATTGACGGCATTAAAATCATGCCGAATGAGGAAAGCAAGCGGCTGGAAGAAGAAAAAGAAAATCTGTTTGAGTTGAAAGACGAAATCAACGCTTGCCGCAAGGATATTGACGAAATGCAGAAAAATATCAGCAAAAATGATTGTGTTATCAAACGTCTTTTCAGCCTCAAAAAGGACTAATCACCATGACAGAAGAAATCAATAAAATCCAGTTGAACAACGAAATCGCATTGTTTGACGAAAGAAACAAATTGCTTGAATCGTTGCCGACAATTGAAGCCGTAACCGATGACAACGCGCAGGAGATCGGCAAACTTGTCAAAAGCGTTGATTCATACTGCAAGAAAGTCAAGAATGAACGTCTTTCGTTGACGCGCCGTATTGACGCGCTTAAAAAAGCGTTCATGGACAAGGAACACGAATTGACAGATCAGTTGATTGCATGGAAAAACAACGCCTTGCAGTTGACAACGATTTATACAACGGAAAAGGAACGCGCCCGAATTGAAGCGGAAAAAGCAAAGGCTATTGAAGAAGCGGAAAAGGCGATGGAAGAAGAAAGAAAAGCCGCGCTTGCATCCGCATTTGGACAAGTTGCGCCGCCGCCGCAAGCCGAAACGCCGCCGCCAGTTGAAATCTTGCCGCCCGAAAAAACAAAGGTTGCCAATCTGCGGCAGATCAAAACGGCACGATTTGAGATCACGGACGAAAACAAGATTCCGCGTCAGTTCCTTTCCGTTGACGAAAGGAAAATCAAGCAATATGCAGATGACGCGATGAAACAGGGCATTGAGCTTGAAACGCTACAAGTTGACGGCATAAGATTCTTCACCGAAATCAAAGCCAGTTTGTAATTAGAACCACCAAAAATCAAAGGACAAGGAAAAAATGGAAAATCAGACTTCACTTACTCAAGAAACATTGAACGTTATTAATTTTCTGAAAAGCGGCAACGCCGCATTGTTTCAGATTCTAGGCAAGCCCGATGAAGCGAAAGCCAAAGCCGCGCTTTCCAAGATTCCGCATTTCAACGAAGAATCCACGCCCGATGTCATTTGTTTGTATGTCGGCTTTGAAGTCAACACATTCAACAATTCAGAAAGAAACATTGTTTTGTATCTGTTTGACGAAAAGACGCAACACGGCGATTTTTGGCGTGGCTCTTTGTCCACGCAGTACGCCAACACGGCCAATGATGACGGCGTTGCCAAAACGTATGTCACGAAAACGTTTGACCAAATCAAGAAAGTCATTGACATTGAAAACACTATCCAATGGCAGGATTTGATTGCAAAGCTTCACACGCGCCGTTTTCCAGTTTGGGTTACAAAGAAAATCAGCAACAAAACTGGCAAGGAATATTATGCAATCGCCGCTTTGGGAAGTGGCGGTTTTGAAGTTGCCGCACCTATCGGCATACCAACCGATTTGAATTTGGGCGCATTACTGGCCGCAGACAACGCCGCGCCGCATATCCCAAGCCAAACGCCGCAACCATTCCCGAATCAGCCGCCAGCGTTCCCGAATCAGCAACCGCAGACACAAGCTGCACCACAAGCCGCGCCGCAGAATGCCGCCGTTGTCAATCCGTTTGCCAAGATGTAACAACCAACTAACAACCTAATCAACGCAAGCGCAGGAAAATAAAACCTTTCTGCGCTTGTTTTTATCTTTAAAATGCGACATATAATAATAGACACACGCGAACAAAAACCATTTGATTTTCCGCTAAACGTACCAGTCAAACGCGCAACGCTGAAAACTGGCGATTACGCAATCGAAGGCGATGATTTTTTTGCAATAGAACGCAAAAGCAAAGCGGATTTTCTAGGAACAATTTTCCATGATTGGCAACGCTTCAAGCGCGAATTGCAACGAATGGCCGATGGTAATTTTGTCGCAAAAATCATTATTGTAGAAGCAGATTTCAAGGATTTTCTGTTTTCTGAAAATGCAGACGGCGAATTGATCGCGCCGAATTACACAAATACTTGCATTTCACCGCAAGCGATAATTTCAAGGATTGCCGAATTATCGTTAATGAACGTGACAGTTTTGCTTTGTGGCAACGCGCAATATGCCGCCACAATGGCTTATTACATATTACTAAACCGATTGAAACAACTAAAGAACATAGAGATTTGACAACATGGCGAACACATTAGAAATACAAGTCAAAGGCATAAAATATCCAAAGATTGAACTTGATAATGAAAAACGCGCCAACGGTGAAATAAAGCTATATTATATCATGGACGCAGTTTTAAAAGACAATTCAAGTTTGCCAGTTGTCGGCTTTATGCCTTATCGGCCACAATTGGGCGAAAGATTAACGATTGTCGGCAAATTCACAACATATCAAGGATTAAAACAGTTTGCGTTTGATTACGCCGAACCGATTTTATATTTGAATTATAAAGAAATGCTACATTACGCCGTAGAACGTACTAACGGATTTGGTGAAGTGCTAGAAAACGAGATTTGGACGAAATACGGCGAAAATTGGGCGAAAAATATAAAGCCGAACGGCGTTAAAGGTTTGACGCAAGACAAATATGATGCTTTAATGCAGACGATCACGCAGATGGAAAACGCGAAAGATCGCACCAAAACAATTAGCTGGTTGCTTTCGCATAAGTTAAGCGTTAAATTTGCGGAAAAGGCTTATGAATTATTCGGCGGTGAAACAATCAGCATGGTTTCGGCCAATCCATACAACTTAACAAAAGTTGACGGATTTGGATTTCTTGCCGTTGACAATGGCATTCGCCAAACCTTTGATATAAACGACAGTTCACCGCTAAGGCTTGAAGCGGCCATTATCTACACCATGCACACATTAACGGAACGTGGCGATACTTTAGTCGATTGGAACAACCTAGCGAATGAAGCGCAAAACTTGTTAAAAAACATCTCAATTGAAGTTATCAGCCAAACCGTCAGCAACTTGTTTACAAAAGGTTGGTTGATGGGATTTCCGCAGATCGGCAAAATCGCGCTGACGGAACACTACAAGGCCGAAAGACAAATTTATGATTTCATATCCGCAAATGTTGCCGATAAATCACCGCAACAAAGATTAATGGAAGCATTTTCAAGCGCAGTTTATTAAAGGACAATAACCAATGGGCATAAAACTAGACGAATCACAACAGAAAGCCGTTGACATGGCAATCAGCCAAGATTTTACTATTATTACTGGTGGCGCAGGATACGGCAAAACGGAAATCATAAAGAATATTGTCAATAATTTAGGTTGTCCAATTGATGATATATGCCTTTGTGCTTTCGCAGGAAAAGCCGCCGCCCGAATGCGTGAATCAACAGGATATAAAACATCAACAATCCATAGATTGTTAGGCTACAATGGCCAGCGTTTCACGTTGCCAAGCTTGCAAGGTAAAACAGTAATCGTTGATGAAGCTTCAATGGTATCTTCAAGCCTTATGGCGCAGATCATGACGCGAAAGCCGAAACGTCTAATTTTAGTTGGTGACTTTGCACAGTTGCCGCCAGTTGGCGAAGGACAACCTTTTCACGATATTATCAATTATTTTCCACAGAAAGTTTGCACGTTGCAGAAATGTTACCGCGCAAGCGAAGCCATTTTCAAAGCGTCAATGGCAATTCGTAACGGCGAAATGCCGCTAAACGAAGATGAAAGTAAAAACGAAAAATTCAAGATGGTTAATACTGGCAACGCGAAAGAAACGCATGATTATCTATTGCAATTAGTTAAAAGCGGCTACTTTGACTTTGAACATGACATAATCCTTTCGCCGCGAAACGAAGATAAAGCCAATGATTCCAGCGCAATAGATAGCCTTAACCGTGATATAGTTGACATTGTGAACAAGCGCGAGGAAATAATTGTAAACGGCAAAAAGATTTTGGAAAAATGGAAAGTTGGTGATAGAGTAATAAATCTGAAAAACAATCCAGCGTTGGACATTTGGAATGGAACAACCGCGACAATTGAAAGCGTTTCCAGCCGTGGGAATATGTTTATACATACCGACACGCCAGTTATTAACGAATACGGCGAAGAAACAAATGAAGTTGTCGTTACAAGCGAAGATGTAAAAAACTTCAAACTGGCTTATGCGCTGACCGTCCACAAATCACAAGGCAGTCAATACAACAAAGTTGTCTTGATTGTCTTGAACCGTGACGCTTTCGCTTTGCTTGACAAGGCGTTGATATATACTGGCGTTACACGTGCTAAAAAAGAATGTCTAGTTATAGGCGAATTAAACGCGATGCGAAACGCCTTGCGGAAAAATTCAACAAAGACAACCATTTTACAACATTTCTTGAAAAAATGAATGACACTTTAACGACAAACAAAAAGCTAATATGGTATGATGCAGATGAAATTTGCAGACATGTATCATGTTCGATGGTGGTTGAAGATGAATACAACATAAGAATTTCCAACAATACAAGCGTTGCTTTTTGGCGTGGCGGCGATAATCCAACGGCCATACACTACAACACGAACGACAACACTTGTCACGATTTTGTCAAAGACGAACATTTCAATGCAATTCAATTAATCCAGCGAATCCGTCAACTTGACTTTGCCGATGCCGTCAATTATTTAGGTGATCGCTATTGTTGCGGTGAAAAACTGGCCTCGCCATTCAACGCGCCAAAACACGCAAAAGAAAGGCCGCAGGACGCGAAAACGGCGCAAATGCCAGTAAACACATTGACAACGCAAAATAACGCCGTGGAAAGCGTTTTTTTAACGTCCGTTGATTTCTCCACCGCGCCAGCGTTGCCAGCACCGCCGAAAAACAAATATGAGGAACTATTACAAGACGGCTATAAGCAAGTAAAAGAATACAAATACGTTGACGCTGACGGCAAACATATTTATAGCGTCTTGCGGCTGGAAAACGGCGATAAAAAAGAATTCATCCAGCGGAACGCTGACGGCAGTTTTTTTGTAAAAGATTTGCCGAAATTGCTTTACAATCTTCCAGCCGTCACACAAGCGCAGAAAGTTTATGTATGCGAAGGCGAGAAATGCGCCGATTGCTTGATTGAACGTGGATTTTGCGCGACTACTACAAGCGGCGGCGCAGGTAAAGGCAGATGGCAAGCGGATTTTAACAAATACTTTGCCGACAAAGATGTTATTATCTTGACCGATGGCGATGAAAAAGGCAAGGAATACGGCTTATTGCTTGCCAGCGAGATCAGCAAAACCGCCAAGACAATAAAGCTAATCACGCCTTGCAATCAACCGAAAAAAGACATTGCAGATTTCTTCTACACGCAAGGACACACGCCGCAGGATTTAATTGATCTTGAAAACTCCACGCCGTTTTATCATATTCCGCAGATTGGCGAAGTGACGGAAAACATGGTTGCAGTTGCCAAGCAGAAAAACGCCTTGCCATTTGCAAACTACACGGAACGCCGCGAAAACGGAAAAACGATCTATGAACCTATACAACCGCTTGATCTTATCAATGACTTTTTTGCAAGGTTTTTAAACTTTCCTTGCCTATTAGGTAAAGACATGCTTTTTGACCATGACCGCGAAAGCAAAGAAATCATTGAGCTTGACAAGCCGCAGAAGTTGTTTGCATGGATTAGCAAGAAATCAAAGAAAAACTACCTTTGGAAAACTGGCAACGGCTTCATTGAAAAGCAAGAATTCTATTCATTGGTTATGCAATCGGCGCACCGCTTTGAGTTGATTTCATCAACGCCCGATTTTCCAAACAATCCAGCCACATATTACACATTTCCAACGTTGCCGAAACCGTCAAAAGGGCATGAATATTTTAACAAATTGGTTGATTTCTTCAATCCCGATGGCAAGCATGGCCGCGAATTGATTAAAGCAATCTTCTTATCTCCAATGTACTATCGAACCAGCGCGACAAAACCAAGCTGGATTATTGATTCACGATATGGAAAAGGCGTTGGGAAAACCACCGTTTATGACTTAATATCCAAGCTTTACATGTGTTCACCAATACAAGTTCACCGCGAAAGCTTCAAGAATTCTGACGAACTGGACAAGCGGCTTGTCTCCAATACTGGCCGCAAAAGTAAGATATTCGCCATTGACAATATCGAAGGACGTTTCGCAAATGAAATTTTGGCGCAATACATTACCGCAAACACATTAAGCGGCCGCGCACCATATAGCGCAGGAGAAGATTCACGCCCGAACAATTTAACCTATATCATTACATGCAATTCGGCAGAAATCAACGGCGATTTGACCAGCCGCAGTTATTTCTTATTTCTAAAAAGGTTTGACAACGAAAACCACAAATGGAAAGAAGAAGTTGAACATTACATTGAAAAATATCGTTGGCACATTTTCGCTGACATGCTTGATATTTTGTTGAATCACAAGCCGTTTGAAAACTGCAAATGCTACACGCGCCATAGATTGTTTGAAGTGGAAGTCATGCAAGCCGTTTGTGACACGCAAGCGGATTTTGAAGAAATGATGCAAGAAATTGTTGATAATGCTACGGTTGCAAATACAGATTCAGAAACCGCGCAGGAAATTGTTTCTGTTTTGGTTAACAAAATTTCAGAATTGAAGATTCTGCCGCATGAAAATTGCGTTTGGATTCCGTCAAGCGTTTTAAAACGTTGGCTGGACGAAGAAAACATAAAGAAAACCACCGCCAGCATTCGACAGTTGGCAATTGACGGCCACACGAAAAACATTGATTCCATGCTTGACCGATTCCCAAAAAAGAAGAATATGACAAGGGGAATTATGTGGATTGGTGATCGCGCTAACACTTCCAGCGCGTTTGTGTTGTATCTCAATGGCAGAAACATAGGATTGAACGCCCCCGAAAAATACAAGGAATAACCATGAATTCCGCAAAACATCCAGTTGCCGATTTCAGCGTTTATTTTGACGAAGCCGCGCACCAATATTATATCGACACCGAAAAGAACGCCGAATATTGGGAAAAAGTGCCGTCAGTAACGCAGTTTGTCGGCCACTATACACCGCCATTCGACACCGACAAAATAGCGGCCTTGTCTGCCCGAAAGCAAGGTAAAACCGCCGATGCCGTAAAAGCCGAATGGGAAGCAAAGAAAAACGCCGCTTGTGAAATGGGAACACGAGTACATTTGAACCAAGAAAAGCATATAAAAGGCTTGACGGACTACACGCCGCCGAAAGACGATAGAGAACGCCGTATAATGGCCTTTGGTTGGCAAGCCATAGAAGATATGCTTTCCGCAGGATTCAAGCCGCTAGATGCGGAAAAAATGGTTTTTTCGCTATCCTACAAACTGGCTGGAACTATTGACGCTTTATTTATGAAAGGCCGTATCTTGTATATAGTCGATTGGAAAACAAATGAAGCGATCAAAAGCGGCAACGAATACCATCAGTACATGCTACCGCCAGCGGAAACGCTGGAAGATTGCGCGTTGAATCACTATTCATTGCAATTGAATCTGTACGAACGGATTTTGAGAAAAGAACATTACATTCCGCAGATTCAAGAAGTAAAAAAGATGTTGATTCATTTGCGCCCGAATGAATATAAAATCATACCAATTGCAGATAATCCAGTTGCCGACAAGTTGCTACTAGATTATATGGTTGGTGATTGGTATTTACTACCGTTTTAACCAACAAAGGACTAAACAACATGATTAAAAACGCTTGTATAAACTGTAAATATTTCCATCCAATTTTTGTTAAATGCAATAAAGGCATGATGTGTGACAATGAAATTTGGGGCGAAAAATACGAATTAAAATATGAAGGAACAATTGAAGATGTACGCTATTATAAATGTAAGGGTAAAGATTTTGAACCAATTGAAATAAAAACGCTACCGCCAAAGAAAACACGTTTTCAACGGTTTGTTGACTGGTTATTATCATTTTTTTAATGCTTTGAAAAAGCAAGGAAATAAATAATGAACACGCCGATAAAACTATATGAAGTAAAAATTCGTGATTATAGCAAAAAAGACGTTGAACGCCATGAAATTTATGAAACGACAATAAGAAAGGCATGGAAAGCATTTAAAAAGTCAAATCCAAATATTGCCATTGGTTTTGAACTTGAAAACATTTATCCAGCCGATGAAAAGAACAAAGAAAGTATGTTGTTTATTAAATATTCATACGCCAAAAAACAAAAAATTACACTTTGGATAACTGAATTAAAAGTTGTCAGCGGAAATGGGAGATAAAATAATATGGCTTTTAGTTTTTATATCTTTCAATGCTTTTTGCAAGAAAACGCAGAACTTACAACAATAACCAAAATTGGATTTAATAAACAAATGTTAAATAAATTCAAAAATGAAGTTCAAAAACAATATCCAAATAAAAAGTTTGAATATCATTATCAACACTATTTAATGGTTATGCGCGAAGTAATAGAAGATAACAAATGATGGGAGATAAAAAAACATGGCGAATTATCAAAAGTTATGCGATGAAGTAATTGACGCGCACGAAGAATTAACCGAATTGACCGAACAAATAGCGTTGATTGACAAGACGAACGCCGCCGCGCTTGAACTTGTCAAAGAATACTACAAGGCAATCAGCAACCTTGCAACCAACTTGAAAACGCGAATTGCCAGTAAAGCCGCCGCCGCTAGATCCGCGAAAGCGAAAGCCGCCGCAAAAGAAGAATATGAAGATGACGGCAACATGCACCATATCAAACTAGAAAACGGCGAAAGCATTATTTTTGAATCTCAACTTCTAAAAATAGGAACAAAGAAAAAAGCAACGAATGACGGAGAATGACACCATGAACGACATGCCAAACAAGCTAGACAAAACAAATGAAACGCCGAATCTTCAAGTTACCAATATCAGTGTTTACGGAATTGACCAAACGCGACTTGCCAGCGGCTTTCCCATGCTTGCGGAATACAATAGCATGGATTTTTTCAACGATTTAAACGATTATGGCAAGCAGATGAAAGCCGATGCACGTTTACAACGCCTAGCCGCTTGCAAAGGCGGTGAAAGCCACGATTGTGCTTTGGTTGGCATTGTCGCACAATTCAATTTGACCGCGCCGCGCTATTTTTGGCAAGAATGGCAAAGATACCATTTCCAAGATATTGTTTCTTCAATGTCCACCATGCACCGCATCAAAAGCATTATCAGCAAAGCTACCGAATTGAGAAGCAAGATAAAAAATACTGGCGATGAAGCGGATTTGCTTTACGGTGATTTCATCCGCGCTAATTTCGCCGTTGAATGCGATATTGGTTATCTTGAAGATTTCTTTATAAATGCAAATTATGCCATTGAACAATTAGACGAAATTAAAGCCTTGCGCTACATCAAAGCGAATCTTCCCGAAGGCTTGAAATTGACAGCACGAATCACGACAAATTACCGCCAGTTAAAAACGATGTACCACCAGCGGCATTATCACCGATTGGCCGAATGGCGCACGTTCTGCAACTACTATTTAAAACTATTTCCGCACAACGATTTATTCATCATTGGAGATTGACAGCATGAAAGATAATTTAAAAATTCAAGACGATATTATAAAATTCAACGGTTTTCAATGTCCAATATGCCTTAAAATCTATAATAGTGAATCAGAAGCACGAAGATGCTTTTTCAATTGCAAAAACACAGTTTTTAATTTTTTTGAAATATATATAAAAGTCGATTTAGTTAACGATGTGTTTACTTATGGCGTAGAAGAAAGAAAAAAGTATTTCAAAGATAGAAACGCATTTTCAGATTACATAAACAAAATTGATGTGTTTTTTTCTTATGACCATATAGTTTTTTCGGCATATTCGACAAATACAAACGACAACAACAGTACACTAAATAAATTAAAGCAATATTTTATTGATTGGTGTATGAAGAAAGTAGAATATATGAAAAAATCGCTTGAAGAAACAAAGGATTGATAATATGCCCGATGAACACGTTTATTACACTTGTAAATTTTGTAGAAAAAACTTTGGTGATGATTTCAACAAATGCAAGGAACATGAAGCCACGCACGAAGATAACAAATGTTTCAGAATTAATATGCCAAAAGACGCAAGTAAAATTGAAACCGTTGTTTTGTCAATTTCTGAAAAACGTAGTGCAGTATTTGGATTTGTTTATCAAAGTTCAAACGAATTTTATGTTTACGTCAAAGAACGATCTGAAATCAAAGCGGCTTTTGAAAAGCTGAAAGAAGAAGCCGCGAGATACCATAGAATTATTCTTGAACGCGATCAAAAATTATTGCAGAAAGTCACGGACAACCTTTCTAAATTGACCGTGAATGATGACATTGAAAGCATGAAAAGTTTTTACTGTTAAGGACGGCGCAAACATGACGCAAGAAGAAATTGATTTTTTGACAAAGCACGGATTCAAACTGAAACGCACCGTTGCGAATCTAGGTTATGAATATCCAGTTTATACGCTGGTAATTTATGCCAGCGGCAAACACTTTCCAATTTACGACATTTCAATTTATCAGCATTGCGGCAATAAGTTTCAAATTGGTTGGGGAGAAATCCATTTAGGCGCAGAAACAATCAAAGCAACGTATTTGATGGCCTTGCAACATCAGCGCGACATGATTCACGCCGCGCAACGCAATTATGAGAACATTGCCAAAGTAAACGATCAGTTAATGGAGAAAGAAAACAATGAAAGTACCTTATCTTGATGGCCGCTTTTTGGACGAGCTTAAATTCCAGTATGGCGTTGACGGCTACACGCGCACCGTCAAGCAGGACGCTGGACAAAGCCTTAATAACAAGCAATATGTCAGCGTCATGTTTGGCGAATCCAAGACAAAGCAGATTTTTTGCAATGTGACGGTTTATGCGCTGACATTCTGCCTTTCATGCGTTGCGCGTTATTCTTCCGTTTTCGCCGCGATGACGCAAGCATTAAAGAAATACGCCGCCGCAATTATGCAAAAGAAACAAAAGATTCAAGAAAAAATCAACGAATACCAGCGGCAGATTTCGCAGATTGACAAAATGAATGACGATTTGATGATGTTTATATCTGACGTTTCAGCGCAAAAGGAAAAGTTCAAAGACAAGATTTAAGGCAAGATGTTAAATAGAGAATATAAATACACAACTGAACAATTACGCGAATTCCAAGCCTTGCCGCTTGAACGAAAAATCGGCATAACGTGTGCAAGGCTAACGGAATTTTACACGCATTTCAACGGAAAAGTATTTGTTTCTTTTAGCGGTGGAAAGGATAGCACAGTATTATTATACATTGCGCGTAAATTATTTCCCGAAATTAAAGCGTTATATCTTGATACTGGTTTGGAATATCCCGAAATCAAAGAATTTGTCAAGACGTTTGATAATGTGGACATTCGCCGCCCCGAAATCAGTTTTAAAAAGGTAATAGAAACCGTTGGTTATCCAGTTGTTTCAAAAGAAATGTCGCAATACATAAGCGAATATCGAAACTACCTTGCAAAACAGAAAAACGCAGGAATAGAACGAAAAAGTCCAATAACCGAATTTGAAGCAATCAGCCGCGAAAATGCCTTGCATGAACAAATAAGACAATCCACGCGAACAGGCGAAACGTATTTCAAATATCTTGAAGATGCAATCGCCGCCAATGAAGCGCAACAAATCCAGCCGAAACAGAATTGCAAATGTTACCATGTCAATTTTTTCTTAACACCGCCGCCGTCAGTTGAAAACGGCGGCAAAAAATACAATGAATTCCGCTATAACATGTGTAAACGTTGGGCGTTTTTGGTTGATGCACCATTTAAAATATCGTCCAAATGTTGCAACATAATGAAAAAAAATGTATCACATAAATATCAAGCCGAAACTGGTTTACATCCAATAATCGGCACGATGGCCGAAGAATCATTGTTAAGAAAAGTATCATGGTTGAAAAACGGTTGCAATGCCTTTAATGCCGCTGAACCAAAATCAACGCCGATGGCGTTTTGGACAGAACAAGACGTTTTGAAATACATCAAACTTCAAAACATCCCGATAGCGTCTATTTACGGTGATATTATTGAATGTGCTGACGGCAAATTAAAAACAACTGGCGCAAAAAGAACTGGTTGCATGTTTTGTCTTTTCGGCATACATCATGAAAAAGAACCTAATCGAATACAACGGTTGTATTTCACGCACCGCAAAATTTATGATTACATTCTTGACAAATTAGGATTTAGAGAAGTCATGGAATGGTTAGGCGTTCCATATAAACCAGTCATTGACCTTTTTAACTACAATGGAGAAAACAAAAACAATGCTTGAACACTTGAAAACCTTGTTAAATTCATTTCTGCGCCGCTTTAATCGTCCGTTGGTGGTTTTAGTCGAAAAATCCAGCAAGGCCGCAGAATTGCCAAAGAAAGCACATGAAAATGATGCTGGTTTTGACGTTTGCGCGACTTCTATACAATGGCTTGCGGATTACAATTGTTGGGAATATGGAACTGGCTTGAAATTGTTTATTCCGCATGGCTACTACATTGAATTCAAGCCGCGCTCATCCGTTTTCAAAACTGGCATGTTTGCGACTTCCAGCGGCGTTATTGACGAAGGCTACCACGGCGAAGTAAAATTTCACTTCTACGAACACAACGAAACGAACAAAACACATCCGTACACGATTTTAAAGGACAACAACAGAATAGGGCAGTTTATTTTTCATCCGTACACAAACAACGTTGTTTTCAAACTGGTTGACAAGTTGCCAGCCGATGAAAACGACAGAAAGGGAGGCTTTGGAAGTACGAACCAACCATGTATATAAAACCGCCATTTCCGCTGAAACGCTTGTTTGTCATAGATATATACAAGGATTTATATTTTGAATCCTTGTATATATTTTCAAAGCATGAAAATAACACGCGCTGTCTTGATTTGTTCTATCATGCACCACTATTAAACAATTATTACAACTTTGTTGGAATACATCAATTTGAAACATTTTGGAGTTGGAGAATGTAAAAATGACCAGCGAACAATTAATCTACTACATCAAGGAATGGAAAGAAGAAACCAGCAAATTTCTATGGAACTTGAACCAGCACCAAATAACCATGATGGACAAGCGCGAAGAAATAAACAAAATTGTCAAACGCCGCGAAGTGTTTGTTTTCTTCTTGCTTTACTACACAATTCCGCACGTTATACCGCTTGTCAATACGCTTGTTAATGATTTGGCAAAATTGATTGAAATCGTTGAAAACGCCACCAAAAACCAAAAGAAAAAGGACGTGCAAAAATGAAAGAACTGTCTGAATTTCCAGCATTCGCCAAAACGCCGACACAAAAAGCCGACAACGGCATTTGTTATGACTTCAATTACGGCGCAAGAGTTTTGATTCCTGCCGCCGTTAAAAACGTCCAAGTGACCATTATTGATGATGCTACTGGCACAATTCACCTTAAAGAAACGCTAGACAACGCCAATCATGAAGATGTTTTGTTTTCAACGAAAATCAAGTATTTCGTCAGATGGCACATCATTGTTAACGACTTGTTTACTGGCCGCATTCTTCTTAATCACATACTGGATTTGAGAGGCCGAACAGTTGCCGTACAAATGCCGATTGGCGCATTAGGTGACACTATCGCATGGTTTAAATGGATTCCGTATTTTGCTTATGAAAACCCATTTCAAAATTTGGACGTTTGCTTAAATCCAAACATTCATCAAATATTTAATACTTCGCTTTTTGGATTTAAAAATGCAATCAAATTATTAAACAAAGACGAATCTTCAGCCAACGCCGCGAAGTATTACGCCACATACAGAATCGGCATGTTTTACGGCACGAAAGAACAAGATGATTACTACAATCAGCCGATTGATTATAGAATCTGCGGATTATCGAACATTGCGGCACATATTTTAGGCATTCCATTAGAAAACATTAAACATTTTCAAGATGCAAAGCCATTAATAAACAAAAAGGCGTTATACGACAAAGACAAGTTAATTGCCGACTTGAGAATAAAACGGCATTATATCGTAATCGCCACAAAAACAACATGCTATGTTAAACATTGGCTTAACCCTTATGGTTGGAATGATGTTATTGAACACTTCCAAAACAAAGGTTATGACATTGTTTGCATTGACCGCGACACCGTGACCGTTGGAACGGAAAAAGAAAATCCGTCACATTTCGCCGCATTCACAACGCCGCCGAACTGCATTAATGATGTTGGAAACAAGCCGCTAATGGAAAGGCTTTCCGTTATCTATTACGCCGATGCTTTTGTCGGCCTTTCAAGCGGCCTTTCGTGGTTGGCATGGTTGACCGACACGCCAGTTGTCATGATCTCAAATTTTACCGCGCCGCATAATGAGTTTTACACACCTTATCGCGTTATGAATTTAGGCGTTTGCAATTCATGCTGGAACGATGGAAAAGAAAAATTCATTCATTCAGATTTCTTCTATTGTCCACGCCACCGCAACGACAAAAAGGCATGGGAATGCCAGCGCATGATTACCAGCAAATTAGTTATTGATACAATTGAAAAAGCATTGAAAATCAAAGGAACGCAAGAATAATGAATGAAAAATTAGCACAATTCAAAAAAAAGATTGACGATGAAATTAAGCAAGTCAAAAAGCAAAAAGCACTAGAACATGCAATCTTGAAATTCATGCCTAAAAAGCAACGTGGATTTATGCAAATTGGGGCTAGTTGCATTATTCCAACCGAATTAGACAAATATTATCTGCCGTGGAAAACGGCTAAAATTATAGGCTATGAAATAACAAATGCTTATGGTTTGGTTGTGATTTGTCAGCTAAACTATACAAAATTAGAAAAAGTCCACAATGCCGCAGTTACGGTTAAAATTCATAGTGACAATATTTATCATTCTGTAACGGATTATGTTGAACACTTCTACCAAACAATTTGTTGGCAAATTCACAACATACAATTAAGTTTTTCCAAAAATGAATTCAAATATGGATTTTCTGGAAAATACAAAAAAGAAACCGCAGAAATGACAGTAAGAAAATTAGTCAACATCAAACGCAAGGTTGACGAAAAACGCCGCGGGAAATCAAAGCCGAATATTCAGATTCCAATCAATTGATTGACAAAACGCAAATAAACGCGATTTGAGACAATTTAAGGCCGCTAGGGTATAATTACATATCCTAGCGGCCTTTTTTTGTTTTAGAACCAATCCATAATGCCGTTGATAATGTCTTTTGGCATTTCAATCAAGCTACTTTGTAATATACTTCCCGCTTTTTCACGCAACGAACGTGAAACAACATCCAAAAGCGGCATTATCAAACTACAAACAACCGCACCAATAATTATTGGCAACACACCGATAATCACGAAAGGCAAAAGCCAAACGACAAACAACCAGCCTAACAAATTGCCAATAACGGTGACAATAGCAATAAACAATTCTTTAATTTTGTTTTTCATGTTCCATTTGTGCCTTGTATTTTCTTATTCCATTTAAATACGTTTTCCAGCCGTATTTTTGACAAAGCCGCGCAAAATTCCAAGCTTTGAACATTGTTCTGTAACGTTGCGGAGAATACCAAGCATGTTTGTATTTGGCCACCTTATAGCCATTTTCACGAAACGCCGCATTAATGGCCGCAAATGCTTCTTCACTTTCTTCACCAAGCGCGAAACCTAGATCATGATTCTGCGCCACAATGACCAAATCGGGATTAAGCGAATTAATCAACTTTCGCAGGATTTCGGGAAACCAGTATGCGCCGATTCCGTTACAAATATAACAAGCTTTGCCGTAATCGACTACGTTAAAATAGTTGCAATCAAATTGCAGATAATTCGCAAGATTTCTATACTTGTAGAAATCATCAGCCGACAGATATTTATTAATTTCCGCATTAATGCCCATAAGTTTTCAACCCATTTTTTATTAATTCATCATTCACGATTTCAATAACATCTGAACGTGTCAGCATGTCTTTGCTTATCTCAACCAGCCGCAGATTTATTTTCTGCAACTGCGCCGTTATTTCATCTTGTTTCGTGGCTATGTTTTGCGTGTTGGCAATCCATGACGTAATTATCGAACCGCACAGAAACACGATTATTGTCAAAAGAATATAGACGATTTTGTTAGCATCCAGCGTTAAATTCGGCATTGTCGGCAACTCCTTTTTAAATCACGCAGGACGCGCAAGGCTTGACGCTCTTGCTTGCCGCTTTCTGTTCTTCAATGGCCATCTTTAGCAACTTGTCGCATTGGCCGCAATTGTCGCACGTTGGACAAGCCTTTTTGTAGTTTATTTCCGCTTTCAATTTGTCTAAATCTTTTTCTTTCATCTTCTTTTGCATCCAATTTGTCAAATATAAAAAAGCCGCCGTCTTGAATTACTGAAACAAGCAACAAAAAAAAGATAATTCAAAACGGCAGCTTTACAAGTTTTTTCAAACGCGAATTAAATGTTATTCGCTGGATTCACCGCATTCATATTCTTTAAGCATCTTTTCGTATTCGGCACGTTCTTCATCCGTCAGATCATCACGCGCTAATTCGCGTTTGATTCTTTCGCAAATATCGCAGTTGACGCATTCTTCTTCCAGTTCCTTTTCAATAACTGGCGAATTTGCAACGCAGTTTTTCAATTCAGTAATAAGCGCGTCCATGAAAATATTTTCGTCAGTTTCACTCATGCGCTTTTTAATCCTTGCGTCAATAATCGTACCAGCGATATTAGTCGCATCGGCAATCAAGCCACCTTTGATATATCCATACTTTGCCGTGACCGCCGCACGAAGAACAGTTAAAGCGGCCTTGTTAACTGCGCCAATTGTCGGCTTTTCGTCAGCCTTTTCAGCTTGCAACAGTTCCAAATACATAGCTTCAATGGCTTTCGTTTCCTTATCGTATTTGGGATTGTTTTTAACCAGCAAATAGCCAGTATACAAGCCTTTCGCCAACGTTGTACCAGCCAAAGCGGGATTATTAACAAGCGTTGTATTAGTGATTTTGTCCAAAACGCCGACTTTTTGCGTGGCGCAACTTGCCAGCATCATCAACGCAACCGCCGCAACCATCATAAAAGCAATGATCTTTTTCATGTTTTCACCTCTTTTTTGTTTGTTTTCCGCTTGTTTCACTGTTTGCCAATATTAGCAAATACATTTATCCAAAACTTCATCAACATCAACGGTGGGGAACATCTGCCGAATCATCGGCAAAACCGCAATCAATTCTTCATTGTCGCTTCTTACATCAATGATATTCTGCCAGCTTGACCATTTGCCAGCCGCTTTAATGGCTTCTTCCAATTCAGCGTAAATGTTTTCATGGCCTTCGACATGCAGTTTTTCGCATTCACGCTGAATCTTGTATTTTGAATACTTTTTGATAACTTCGGCGTTAGGTTTTGGAAACGCACATTTGACCGCCGTAATATGCAGATTCAGCAAATCATCATCTTCCAATTCACGCTGGAACAAAGCATCACCGTAAAAATGTTTACGAATTGCCGCATAACTCTGCGACACACATTTCAAATAATCTTTAATGTCTTGACCGACATAATCAACGACAACTGGGATATAGCCATAACCATCATCACCGCAATCTTGAACAAATACTGGAATAATGATCTTGCCGCCGTCACGTTCAATATCGGGAGATTCGGCAGAATATTTTATTTCATTGCTGAACTTTGCTGAAAATCCCGTTGGGAACTGGAACTGGTGGGGGGACTGGATAACTTGTTCTGACATTGCTAATTTCTCCTATATCTTTGAACGTTATAGACATACCATTTTTAACCAACGTATCTTTGAACGGCTTGATTTCGCCGCCGTTTTCCTCTTGCCATTTCTTGACGCTTAAAACAACATCGTCGGCAGTGGTATATACAACGCCGCGAATGCCATTGTAGTAGAATTGCAGTTTGATTAATTCCTTGTCTTTGTTAATTGGCGACTTTTCGACAAACAGCCAGTCAATGACGTATATTTCCTTGTCAAACAAAGACGCGATTTCAAACTTTGCGCCGTCTAATTCCTTGCGTTGCGGCACGGTTGATTTTACCTTGCTTCTAATGCTAGGAACGTTCATTCTTTGCAATTCTTCCCATGTTATTGTCATGCGGCCATCTCCTTTAATTCCTTTGCCAAATCCTTAACGGTTTTGCCAACGATCGCATTCCAAAACGCGCCGCCTTTCGTTAGGTATTTCGCCCATCCGTAATATGAAAGAATTGATTGCAGATTATGTTTGTTTTCAGAATCTTGACAATATGCGTTATAGCTTCGTCTGACGTTGCGCTCTATCCGTTTACGCAGATAAACGCCGTCACGCTTGAAAACATATCCAAGAAAGTCAATTCCATGCCTTTCAATCGGGAATATTTGGACGTTAGGCTTTAACGAAAGCTTGTAATCGTGCATGAAATCAATTATCATCGGCAATTGACGCTTTTGCTCTTGCTTGTCTTTTTTCAAATTAACGCCATCGTCGCAATAACGGGCATAATGCTTGTTGCCTAATTCGTCTTTCATGAAATGATCGAACGGCGACAGATAGAAATTGGCAAGCAATTGTGAAAGGAAATTGCCAATCGGCAGGCCGCACGGGTAAGAATCAATCAAGGCGTTGAAAAGCCGCAGAATGCCAGCGTCTTTGATCTTGCAAGCAATCAGATTCTTTAATATTTCATTGTCAATGTTATCATAATAATGCCGAACGTCAAATTTCAAAACATAGATTGATTCATCACGCGCATATTCGGACAAAAATTTAACCATGCGTTTTCTGCCGAAAGACATACCGCGATTTTTAAAGCCGCTGTATGTGTCAAGAATGCACGATTTAATTAATATTTGGCCTGCCGTCTGCGCCAATGCGTGTTGAATAACGCTGTCGCGCACCGAATCATTAAAGGAAATATCGCGTTTCTTGCCGCATTCCACACGCTGAAAACGCTTGTATTTAATATCCGTCCAATTTCCGTTGATGATTATTTCTTGAACTTCGTTTAAATTGCGCTCTAGATTTTCTTCATACGACGCGAAACGTTCAACCGCATTCGGGCTGTTGTGGCGGTTTTTGCAAACATCCATCCAAGCCAAAATGATATTTTGGTTTGATGCAGTCTGTTCTAAAATGTTGCCTTTTCGTTTCATAGTTGTTTTAGTGTGTCCATATCAGCCACGTTCAATTTTACTTTACTAGCCGCCTTTATGTAGTTTCGCCATTAACCTTTTTGTCGGTTACGACTATGCAATTTGATTTTATATGAAATTTAATTTTGATTTTCAAATATACAAATTTTTATTGTATATTTTTTTGATAGTTTTTATTACTGTTTTGTGGAAACACCGCAAGCCGCGCACCGTTATTCGCATTCGCATTCGTCAAGCCGTTATTGACGTTGACGTTAGCCGTGCCAGCCGTTGCCGAATTATTCGCGTTACCGCCGCGAACGACCACACACGCGCCAGCTTGTATTGCATAGCCGTTTAATATTTTCTATTACTTCATTTTTAATTTTCTCCATTTTTTAAAATCTGCGAATTGCGGATTTTTTGCGTTTTTCGTTTTTGTTTCGGACTGCGAATTTCGACAGATTCGATTTCCGTTTTTGTCGATTTGTTCGTTCGTCGCGTACTATTTATATTAACACACCGCAAGCCGCGCACCGTGATTCGCATACGCATACGTCAAGCCGATAGAGACGAGGACGTTAGCCGAGCCAGCCGTTGCCGAAAGATTCGCGTTACCGCCGCGAACGACCACACACGCGCCAGCGTTACCGTTATTGTAAAAGTAATCAGCCAATGATTTGTTATCGCTTGCCGTCCAAGATGAATGAATTGCAAACAACGTTTCGACGGCGTAATCGGCAATATAAACGATTGCTTTCGGCCATTCATGATGAACCCATTGCGGATTTTGGCAACCAGCAACAGGGAATGTACCGACACCATTTTCGGGCGGCGTTATGGCCGTGTCAAGTCGTGAATATGTATCACAATCAGTTGTCATCCAATAACCGCTAATCGTGTAATCATTGGCCGTTGCGCTTTGATTCTTTTGAATGCCATCACAAAATTCCCAACACGCGCCAAACGGGTTTTCAATGCCACGATAAGAACAGGCGACGATCCGTTTCGTGTGATCGTTCTGCGCCGTGCTGTTCCAATCAGTCGCGCCGTCTTTCATTGTCAAAATATCAACATCCAAGCCGTCATCCGTCAGATCATCGGCTTCAACTTGACCGCTACCGTTGCCAAATATGACAGTTCTGCCGTTTTTACGCAACGCCGCATAATAATAAGTTGAAAGATTTGTAAAACCAACACTGAAAGTTGTCTGTTCATTCCAATTGCCGTGTTCAATGGCCATCGCTTCTTTTAGGAACGAACCAAACAGAAAATGAACGTTGGTGTAATCGCCGTTGTTTTCAAATCCTTTACGCATATTTGCGCGTGTGCTATTGGTTGCAGGCCGCGCACCAATGACAGATCGGCAACGTCTGCCGTTGGCGTAGGTTATCGGAGTGTTTTCCGCCGTCTGCGGAATTGGAACGCCATCAGCATCACACATAACCGCTTTGAATGCGCCGCAGATATAAGGCTTTGCGGTTGTGCCGCCGCGATTGCAATAAAACAACGTGTGCGGCCTAGAACCGTTGAACGCCGTATCACTCCAAAGGCGTACAGTATGCGCGTGGCCGTTGGCATCCGTATAATTGTCATAACGGACATGCACAATTGGAATCCACACTAAAACATCACCATCCGCGCCAGTAAGAACGGCAGTTGTTCCATCTTCCTTTTTCGTGGAATCGTTAGCATCAAGCCAGTAATTCACTTGTCGGCCATGACCGACAAACCGCTTGAAATTGTGCGCTGGTAACGCGCCGAATCCAGCCGCTTCGATATAGCGCAAACTGGCAGGATATTTGTCATCATCATAAACATAGTTCAAGTAAACTTGTTTCGCCGCAACATCGCACGTTAAGTTTGTCAAATCCGTATCAATGCCGTAAACATAAGCAGCAGGAAACTTAATGTCGGCAACGCCGTCAGAATTGACAACGGATTTGCCGTTAAATTTAACATCTGAAACGCCGCCAGTAACGCCAGCCGGAAGATTCAGATACCATGTGTTTTTATCAATTTGTTCACCAGTTACAGTTTTGTAAGGCATATTTTATTCTCCAACGCGCCAACGGCGCAAAATTAACCGCCTAGAACACACGAAATAGGGCAGGGCAAGTAAACGCCGCCTTATTCGTCAATTGTCGCGCCATTCGGCTTGTATGCAAGGTTTGCGCGATTTGACCAGCTACCATGCGCCCATGTAATAGTTGCAACGCCATCGGCTTCGACAATGCGTTTAATGTCGCAAACATCGCCGCCGCCGTAACGAAAATATGTAACGCCGTCCGTTGCAGAATCAATTTGATAACACTTGTTCGCTTCATTGAAAACTCTAGCCGCCATTGTCATTTTCTCCTATTTTCAAAGGATTTAACAGTTCAAATATATTAATAAAAGGCACAACACAAATATAATTGCAAATATTTCAAAAGCAAAAAATATAGTGTCGAAATCCATCGCGCCGCCTTATGCTATGTCCAAAAACTGGAAATAATTTACGCCGTCATATATGCGTGAAATTGCACCACTAACAGAAGCACCACAAATTAATTTATATGTTTCGTGTGTTGGATCATCTATCTTTTCAGTTATCAAATCTATTAAACCTTGCGTGTCAAATTCTAATTCTAATTCATAACAATCTTCACCAATATAATCAACATATACATAATGTGACCTATCAACACGCGCCATAAATTCATATTCAAAATAAACATTAGTTGGATTTCTATCTGTATCACGAAAATTTATTCTATAACGAACATAATAATCAGATGTTGGATCACCAGTTTCTTGAATTGCATTATCAACATAACTAGCTTCAACATAAGCTTTTTTCAAAAGACAATCAATTCTATATGTTCCATTACTTGTTTTTGTGGCTAAAAATAAATTTTGTGAATAATACGCAGAACTTGACCACGAATAATTAATTTCATTACTACTTGATAAAATTGTAGAAATTGCCGCATCTAATGACGCTAAACGATCTCCATCATATAAATACATCTTTGAAACACAAACGGGCGTTTCCATTTCTGTTGATATAACTGGATAACGCAACAAATCCAACATGGCTTTATATTTCAAAATCCACGCTTGATGTAAAATTTGAAAAATAAATTGTGAATAATATTCTGTTTTATCACTTGATGTATATGCAAATTCGCGTGGATCATAAACACACGTTCTACCAGTTGCCGCGACAATATTACAACCAGCCGTTCCAAGTGTTTCCATATCATAAATTTTTGGATATGCTATGGAATGAACATACATAATAGTCGCTTCACGAATATAACCAGCTATATCAAAATAACGCCTGCCATCACCACGATAATTAAGACAATTATGCCACAACGGAAATCTAATTTTATAATATCCATTGTCAACCATTCTTGTCAATTGTGTATCTGATTGACCAATTATGTCAATTCGTTCTTTAGTGGCCATTAAACAAGCCATCCAAGTTTTATTGACAAGTGAAAACGTTACATCTAATCCATTAAAACCGTAATCTGCCCATGACATATTATTAACTCCATCTATTCTGAATATATACTGGAGATGGACAACGATACCATGTAATTGTGCAACTTGTAGATGTATCCCAATAAACAGATGCTAAAGTCAGCGCAAATCCCGAACTACTTGTTCCATATACTATTGATGTATCTTCTTGAATATAAGCAGAATATTGTTCTGTTGAATTATTGTATGAAACATACAAAACAATATATCTTAAACTTCCAGCCGCCCTAGAACTAAAATTATACGCATTGCAATTGATAACGGTTGTGCCGTTGACAATAACGCCGCCAGACACATAAATTCTATTGTCCGCTGTATTATGCGTTACTTTGAACATGTCAACGTAATTGTCTTGAACAACTGGCGTTGGAGTTGGAGTATTGCCACCGCCGCCTTTAATCGGTTTGCCTGCGCTAATGGTTGGCGCACCGTTGACTTTATCAACAATCGTATTTATCGTTTTGGCCGTTACATGCAATTTATCGCCGCTTCTAACGTATGGAATCTGCATTATTGTAAATCCTTATGACGCACTAATTTTTAATGTTGTTTGGCTAAACGTTGCCGTGTCGAAAATCTTTTCTGCATACGCACCTTCAACTTCTGAAGTATTACCAGCAGATTTATAATATTTTCCCCATGCGTATTCCCAACCAAGTTTTGATATATCTACACTTGTATATGTTCCTCTAAATGTTGCCGTTCCATTTGGCATATAAGAAAACGAATATGTGCATTCGACATAAGCATCAGCACCACTACCAACTTCTACTTTGTCAAAATTGGAAAATAATAACGTTCCAGCAGGACGGCCACGGAATGTGGCATCATTCACATGATTTAACAATGCTTCAATAGCCATTTCGTCAGCGCGTGACAATGTACGAAAACAATGCCGAATGACCAACTGACCGACAGTTGTAAAAGCATCACAACCAATGGCGTTGATACCATCGTCTGTTGGCTCTATTTGATGACCAAAATTAAAGGTTGTTTCAGAACTAGCACCTTCCGCTTTTTGTCTCCATCCTTTAGAAAAAACAATATGAATGCCTTGCAAACTTGCATGGAATTCTTCTGTTTCATCGGGCAAATCTGAAGAAATGCCGTTTCCATAATTGCGCTTGTATTGCGCTTCGACTTCAAAGCCATTAACGCCCATCCAATCAACGACACGAAATGAATTAAGCAAACATCCGTTGTAAGACGTTGGAACATTCGTTGTATCTGCACGACACGCCGCCAACGCCGCCGCTTCATCCGTCACGCCCAAAACCTTAAAATATAACGTGGCTTCAGTTATATGATCTCTATGTTCATTTGTCTGAACGTTGGAAACTTTATGTAATTGCTTGATTATTACCGCCATGTTTCACCACCTTTACCATACTGTAACGGCATCGTCATCGTCATCGTTGCGCGTGTTCTTTTCAATTTGATCTAACTTGTTAAGCATCTTTTTGTTGATTTCAAATGTCGGCGCACCGTAATTGATCGCATCCAGCGAAAACGCGCCGAATGTTGGATTGTTGACAACGTTTTCGGCTTGCATCTCAACGGCTTTAGGCGTTGGAAATTTCGCCAGCTTGTCAAACAGATCAGAATTAATGCCAAGTTTGCCGCCGCCGCTTTCCGCTTGCGTTTCGTTTTGCGGCTTGTTTTCCTTTATATCGTTGATGATATTGGCAATTTCAGTTTGATATTTCTGCCGCGCCGTCTTGAAGCTTTCAACGTCATTATTAATCATATCGTCAATGCTTTTCGACATTTCGCCAAAATCCAAAGATGAATCAAACTTTGAATAAATCCACGCGAAACCTTTAGCGAAAAAGCTTTCAATTGCTTTCCAGTAACTTATAATTTCGTCAAACAAATCATGCCAAATGCTTTTAATGCTCAAGACGATTATGGCGAAAGCATCTTCAAGCTTGCCATTCAGAATTGCAATTTTCAAGTTCTCATAGCCGTTTTTCACATCGTCAAACGCCGCCGAAAAACTGTTTTTAAAATCGTCCGTTGTTGTATTCGTGGCAACTTCAAACGCGCCCAATAGCGCAATAGTGGCCAATATAGGATTAGATAGCATCGTCAACGCCACAATTGCCGCATGACAGACAAACGCAATGCCGCCAATGGCCATAGACGCGACAGAAACGATTTTAGACAACGCAAGCAAGCCAACACCTAACGCGATAGCCGCCGCGCCAATTTTTGCGACAGAAACGATTAAATCATTGTTTCGCTTTATCCAATCAGTTGTGTTGTTCAAGATGATTCTAATTCCTGCCAGTTTGGGAATAAGCGCGTTTGAAATGGCCGCGCCAACTTCATTGACCAAGCCTTTAAAACTATTACCAACGCCGCGCAATGCGCCGCCGATTTCACTATCCATCAACTTTGACGTTTGCCGCGCATCGCCGCTAGATTTTTGCAATTCGCCTATAAAGTCACGCAATGCGCCGACATTTTCCGTTAACGTAATCGCCGCATTCATGCCGCGAGTACCGAAAAGATCAGAAAACATTTGTTGTTTTTCCATTGTCGGCATATTGGAAATCTTTTTGGCAATGTCATCAAAAATATCGGGCATTGAACGCAGTTCTTTGTTTGCATCTTGAATTTTCAAGCCGTATTCTTCAAACTTATCTGCATTCTTTGTAAAAGACAAAAAGATATTTCTTAAGCCAGTTCCTGCCAGCGTTCCGCGTTGGCCGTTATTCGCCAAAATTGCCAAAATCGCATTAAGTGAAAGGAAGTCAACGTTTGCGGTTTTCGCATTATTAGCCGACATTTTCAAGGCTTCGCCCAAATCGCCTAAAATCTGCGCTGAACCGTTGGCCGTTTTCGACAAAATATCTGTATATCTGTCTGTTTCTTCAATGCTTGCCTTAAAAATATTCATGTTGTTTAACGCAATCGTGACGGCATTGCCCAATTCTTCACCAGTTGCGCGTGAAAGATTCAGCAAAGCTTCAATCATGCCGTTGATTTGCGTTGGATTCATGCCCATAGACGCAAGATTTATCATGCCTTCCGCGATTTCAACATCAGCAAAACTTGTAACCTTTGTCAATTCAGACACGCGCTTTTTCATCGCGTCAAATTCTTCATCGGTTGCCTTTGTCCTTGCGCGAACGACAAGCATTTTATCGCTAAAATTGGCATATTGCTTTGTTGCCAACGCAAACGGCGCAACGATACCAGCACCAACTTTCGTTAATCCTACGCCCAATGCGCCAATATCGGCAGAAAATTTTTTCAAACGGTTTTGCGCCGCTTTCAATCCTTGTTGTAGTTTCGTGTCAGTTGTGCTTAATTCAACGTATGCGCCGCCAGCGCGTACATTTCCAGCCGTAGTTTGCGCCGCCATATTTTCACCGCCTTATGCTTCATCTATTCGCTTGTTAACAACTTTCATACCTAATTGTTCGGCATTCGCCGCCAAAACTTCAACCGCTGACGTTGTGACCGCTTGCGCGTTTGCGCCATTATCAAAGATTGACGTATAAACCATCATTTCATCAATTTCTACTTTCTGCGAACTATGACAATTTACAATTGCCGCCGCCAAATATGCAAGTTTCGTATATTCAGACAGATTCTTTCCATCTGCCATTGTGACCAGTTCACGGAACGTGAAATCATTTGGATTCACGCCCAAAACGCCGCTTAATTGGAAGATGCACCGCCAAAGTTTTTCCGTATCAATTCGATCACTTTCTCCATCGGCAGATTGTCTATTTCCGTTCCCATCTGTCGGTAAATTTCCGCCGTCACCGCTTCGCGCTTTTTGGTGATTTTTTCCAGCATTTCCCGTTGCTGGATCGGGAAAAAACAAATCAAGGAATCAATCAATGCCTTTGTCGCGTTTTCAATCGTTTCGCCAACCAACAACGCACCAAAATCTTCATCTGACAAGCCGTTACGCTGACATTCTTCTTCATGGACGATATACAACGAATCACATAGAAAATAAACGTCCGTCATCAGCTTTTTAACGGCGTTGGTAATATCCATGAAGTCAACATTCAGCCGTTGTTTGATTTGCTTCAATATCTTAACCGTAATTTCGCAGTTCCATTCTTTGCCGTTTTTATCTTTCCAAGTTGCCATGTTTCAATATCCTTTGCTTTATTTTCAATGTCCTTATAAAAATATATTCCAGTAATTTGCACTACTGGAATATATTAGTGTTTTTGCGATTTTCAAAAAATCGAAAACTTAAAATTCGACATTATCAATTGCCGTTCCAGCCGTACCGCTTGCAAGCGGCGCATACAAAATAGGAACGCGCAGATCTGCGTTAACCGCCAGCGTGAAATTGTAACCAATCGGCTGGTTGTTCTGTTGCGTTTCCGTCCAATTGGAAATTACAAAGTCAGCGTCAATGCCGCCGCCGTTGCCGTCAGACGCACGAACCGCGATAGCCTTATGCTGGATAAAGGCTTCACGCATGATGTTAAGAATTTCTTTGGTATTATCCCAAAACGCCGTACCTTCGATTTGAAAATCTTTCAAGCCAGCAAGACTAGATTTATAGCCTTTAGTGCTTCTATCCGTATCGTCAACCAATTCAACATTGCCGTTAATATTTGCATTGGTAACCAATTTCAATTCATTGGCTTCATCCATCGTGACGGCAGTTCCAGCAGTTGCGCCGATATAAAGTTTTGCAAAATAACCAAGCTTTTTAGCCATTGTTTTAACTCCTTTTTCTGTTGTTACATATTAGAAATAACGCCTTTCCAAAATGACGATATATATTTTCGGCTTCTTTCCAACGCTGGACGCATCGTTTCACGCCGCCCATAACTATGATTTCTTGACATTTCGTGTCTTATGCGTTGACCTTTGCCGCCCCATGTGAATTCCGTCCATTCAACTTTTCTGTTGCCGCCGAATTCATGCAACGGCGCAATTTGATTCTTTCCTTTGATCGCGCCAACGTCCACGACTTCAGCCGCTTCATCAACGCCGTAACGGAACGATTGTTTCCACATTGGCCGTCCTGCCGTGGGGTGATCGTATGGGGAATGACCTTCAACGGCTTTATGCGCCCAAATGTTTTCTTCTTGCTCAACGCCAAAACTATTGATAAACTTTACCTTTTTCAACTGCGGCCTAACGCCGATGTTACGCCGCGCCGCCGCTAAAAGGTAACTTCCAGCACGATAAAGAAATTTCTTCTTTTCAACCGCCGTTATCTTCAGCAGATCATTAGGCGTGAAAATAGTTTTGCATGAAAAACGTAAATCCATTACGCGCTTTCACTATCGTAAATTTCAACCTTTAGAACAGACGCAAATTGCTTGCGCTTGTTAAAGGCCGTTACACTATATAAAACGGCTGGAACAATTGCACGAATAACATAGCGGTATTCTTCGCCAGTCATCGGCAACAATTCAGCAACCGAATCTTTCACGAAATTCTCAACGCGCAAAAGCAATTCTTGACTTTCGTTTTCATCGGCAACCCATTTCAGAAAGCCGATTTCAAATTCGTAAGTCAAGGCCGAACCATTGCGGCTTTCCATGATGTTTTCCATGCCGTTAGGCTTTACAATGCAAACAAGGCCGTTTTCTTGATCGCCTAGTCTTTCGGCTGGATACATGCAGACTTTCGCTTCATCGGCAAACGCCGCGCAATAGTTTTTCAAGCTTTCCGCTATTTCAAGGATATTAGCCATTTTCTTCGACTTGTTGCGCGTGAATACGCAACGATTGATTAAGAATATGCCAACGATAACATTTTTCGTCAGACGGCGCAGAAACGGCGTATCTTTTGCCGTTGTAGGTTATCACATCACCAGTTTCGGGCATCGTTCCCAAAGATTCAAAATCGACAATGAAATCAATCCAATCTTCATGAATTATAATGCCGTCAATGTTGGTTGACACCGTGTGAGATTTCCCGATTTTGGCCGCTAAATCAACGGTTATTTTTGTCTGCCGTTGATAATAAGAAATTGAAGCGTCATACATTGCAGACGCTTGAAAAATCTGACGGCCAAGATCGAAAAATCCCATCACGCACCGCCTTATTTGTTAATAGCAAAACGGACTTCGCCGCCGTCCGTTGCCGCCGTCCATGCCGTACCAATGGCATTTCCAGCCGTGGACGCAGTACCAACCGCATCATCAAGCAAATAAAGCTTTTCGCCAATGGCAATAGCACCATCGGCCACGCCGTCAAACACGCCCGAAACCATGAACGCGCCAGTTTCGCCAGCTTTAAGATTTTGATGACAAACGCCAAAGAAGTTGTCAGCGATTTTCAACGGCGTACCAGCCACATAATCATTTTCAACCGTGATATTGATAACATCAGCAGACTGTTTAAAATTCATATTCTTTTCTCCAAAGTTTTGATTTTCAAAAACTAGATTTTTTCAGATTCACGCCGCCAAACTTTTCAATCTGACGGCGTGATTATAAACGTTTCGCTTATGCTTTGTCAGCTTTAACGCCACCTTTAGGATCAGCCAGCGTTGCGCCAAAATCAAAATATGCACGCCATTCAATGCCAAGCGTATCGAAAGAAGCAAGCGAACTTTCAATATACGGCGTTTCCTTACCATCAAGGAAAGCCAACTGAATAACGGGCAATGCTCTAGGATCGGCAAGCAGATAATAATCGTCGTTGGAGTTGCCAGTATAAAGCGCATTGTTAAGATAACGGCTCATGACATAACGATACTTGCCAGCATGGGGATTCGTCGTGAAATATTCTTTATTTGCCGTATTGTTGCGAATTTCACGATCATTGCAAAGTTGTCCGGCAATCTGTTCAAGCGTTGACGGAACAAGCAAAATACGCGCTTCTGCACCAATCGGCGCACCGTTCTTGTCGGTTTGTGCGTTGAACAAAGCAACAAGATTTGTCAAAGAAGAAATAGACAATTCGCCAGCGGAAGAAAGCAAGTTCTTATTTCCAGCAGTAAAGAAACTGCCGTTGTTAAGGAAAATGCGCCAAAAAACATCATTGATTTTCAACGCACCTTTTCGGCCAAGCTGGAACGCCTTATCTGCAATTTCATTGCCTGCATTGTTGCGGATCGTTTGACGATCAATGCCGAACATCATACCATAAGTTTTTGCACGAACTTTATAATATTCTGCTTC